CATCTGCCCGAGGCGTCCGAGCGTCTGTTGCCCCGCCTGCTGATACGGGGCCGCGGCCTGCTGTTGATTCCCGTAGACCTGTTGCTGCACGGCCAGCGCCTTGTTGGACGCTTCCGTCTGCGCATCCACGGCCTTGCCCGTCTGCTTGCTCTTGATGGCCGCTTCTGCCACGCCTGCGCCCGCCGTCGCGGCGGTGAGGCCGATAATCGCTGCGGTCGTGAGTGCGCTCATAATTTCACCTGATAGGCCGTTTCGACGGCTTCATACCCAAGGCGTTCATACATCGCCCCGACGTGGGGACTCTCAGCCGGGGCAATCATCTGTAACGAATGCGCGCCGTAGGCCCGTGCCCAGTTCTCGGCCCGTCGCAAGAGCCAGCCCCCCGCGCCGCGATCAGTCGGATTGAGCCACCAAAAGAGTTCGCCCGCCACGGTGCGCCCGCTCATCGGATGGACATACCCGAGCACGCCGATCAGGCCAATCACGACGGCATCCCGTTCCGCCACGAAGATGACGGCCGAAGGGTTGCGCAGGATGCCCTCCAGGAACGCCTGCAAGGCTTCCGCGCTCGCGCCCACGTATTCGCGATACTTCGTGGACGTCACGAACTGCCGCAGCAAGATGACCAATGCGGGCACATCTTCATAGACGGCCTGCCGATAGGCAATCGCCGCCCGTGCCTCAAGCGTGGTCGCCTGCACTTGCTTCATATCGCCGCCACGGTCCAAGTGGTCCCGTTGAAAAACGCGCCGACCGTAAAGCCCCCGCCGCCCGCGACAACCGCCCCCCAGGTGTTCACCGTCGAATCCGTCACGACGTAGATCATGCCTGACACTGGTGTCGGCAGATTCGCAAACGTCGTCGGCGTCGAGTTCCCCGGCGTGCCGTTCACGGCCGCTCGCAGCGCATTGAGCCATTGGCCCCATATCCAATTGAGCAGATGGCCCTCGAGCGGAGGCGTCTTGACCGGATACGGCGTCAGCATCAGCTGGTGCCGACCGTTACATCAATAAGCGCATCCACCCAGCGAGACGGCACCGGATCTGTATCAATGAAACGATCAACGCGATTCCGAGCCTGGCCACACTGCGTCCATCGGACCCGAGTATCATACGCGCCGATCGGGCCCGCCGAGGCCCACTGTTCATTACCCCACGTCTGCCCGCCGTCTTTCGATGTTTGTCGCATGATTTGCGGGTCCGACCCTTGCCCGGTCTGCAGCCCTTGCCCCACGTCCATCACCAACTGGATCGCATGGGTCGTAAACCGCTTCTGGTCGAACGAGATCCGTGGCGGTTGCCGTAGGCGTCTAATCGCGGCGCCATCCACGTCCATGAACAGCGTCGTGCTCATGCGATAGATGGCGCCCGTGATGCGGTCCTGCACGAGACTCCGCGTCAGGTCAGACGCAAAAAACATCGGCCGATAGGCCAGCCAATCCGCCGTGGTCGTATTCCAATACAGCCGCTCGTGAAAGAGGCCCGTTGACTGGTCAAACACCCACGTCCGTTCTGCCTTGGGAAACGTCAGCACATAGAAGGTATGCCCGTTCTCCTGATAACTGAAGGACACGGCATCCGAGAGATCGCCATACGTTTCAATCGACGCCTCCACGGCATGCGTGCTGATGCGCCCTGGCGCGTAGCCCGTCGCGCTGACAATCTGCCCGCGCCCCTGCTCGTTGTGCGACAGCCAGAGAAGCGACGTGCCGAGCCGTGCGCCCGAGAACGAAGCCGCCGTGCCCTGCTGCATGAACGCTTCCTGAATCGGCACGAACGGAAAGGGCGACGTGCCCGCATCCCACAAGACATCGGACGTGTGCTCACCGAGGAGATAAATCAGGCGGTTGACAACATACAACGCTTTCCACGGGTCACTGCCCGAGGTGCGCTGCAGAATCGCGCTCGAGATACTGGTGAAGTCTTCGAAGGCGGTGACGTGCAGGGTCGACGTGGAGGCGTCGAGGATGGCGCCGAAGCCGTCGAGAAAGCCGCACATCGTGGCGCCGCTCGTAAGCACCGTCGTGAAGGTGTTCGTCGTGAGCTCAAGCACATAGAACTGATCGCCACTGGTCAGGCCGAGTTGATGCCCGCCATCCCCGTTCGACATAAACGTGACTGGATTGTTATTCCGCGCAATGATCCCGCGGGCCGTGGCGGTGTTGTCCGCGTTGAGCTCGTAGAGCGTAAAGCCGGTGACGAAGAACGTGCGGCCGGATTCGGAGAACATCCCCGCCCCGAAGTTCGCGGGCGGCGCTACGATGAGTTCAAAGCCGGGACACTGCAAGAGTGCGCCCGGCGTCGGCGCCGTCTGTGATTCGTTCATCTCCACGAAACGATTGATCAGGCGTTCGGCATCCGCCATATACGACTGGCTCTGATACGACGGGCCGAGGAAGCCGGGATAGGACGGCATTAGGACACGCCGAGACTCACCGCGAGCGCTGATGCGGGTGCGCTTGACCCGCTGGACGTCGTCGTCGCGGCCACCCAGAGGCCGTCTTTAAAGTAGATCCCCCCGGCATCCTGCGCGCCGAGCGTCTTCGTCGTCAGCGTGGCGAGGCCCACCTGAAACTTCGGCACCGTCGTGCCCACGGTCGGCGCAATCGCCGTATCGTAGAAACTGACGTAGGACGCAGCCGCCGCGGCGTTGTAGATGTCGTAGTCGTAGAGCTTGCAGCCCGCGCCACTCACACAGATCGGCGTGGCCAACAGGCCGGTCATCCCATTCACGAGGTAAGGCGTTGCCATCGCTGCTCCTTATCGGTTCCCGTAGGTCGTATTGCCGGTGAGGTAATTCCAGCCCGCGCCCGCGCCAGGCACGAGCGCCGGATCGACCGACATCGCGCCCGGGTCCACGTTCGGCTTCTTCATGTTCTCAAAGGCCGCCCGCGCCATACCCGGCAACAGCGGCACGGCATCCAGCTTCACGCCAAAGGGCGAACAGAGCCGCAGCGCCAGTTGATACAGGAACGCATCCGCATACCCAGGCGGCCCTTGGATGATGCTGTTCAGACTCGCCGGCACGCCCACCGCTTGCGGCGAATACAGCACAATCGTGAGACTCTGCGGCTGCGGCCACAGAAACAGCGTGGCATTCGCGTCCGTCAGGTTCGTCTGGTAAAAGCTCTGCGTCGGCAACGATGATGGCAACCCCTTGATCGACAGCGACGAGTAGGCGTCTTCGTCCATCATGCCGATGGCCACTTCGATGGCGGGCGAGGAGCCGGGAATGACGAACTTCACGGCATTCAGCCACATGGGTCGGTCCATGTTGACCGTCTGCCCAATGCCGACTTGCACACTCGACGTCGTCGCCGGCCACGTAAACGCCGTGCGCAGCTGCAGCGAGAGCGTCAGCCGGTCGGCGGCCCACGTATCAATCATCGCCTGCACGCGCCGTAAGCCAATATCGGCTTGTGGCGCACTGGCCTGTTCGCCCGGCTCGAGCACGCCGATCTCGACCAAGGCATCCGCAATGAGCGACCGCACCGTAAAGGCCAGCGTGCCGGATGTGCCCGTGACGGCTTGCTGCGAGGCGGCCGTGACGGTGGCGACCTGAATCGTGGCCGGAATCGAGCCTGCCCCGATGAAGGTGAACTGAATCAGCGTGTAGTTTGTTTCGGCGGCAGTCGGGAAGTAGTTATAGAGCCCGTTGCCTTCGGGCTGGCAGATGCCACTGTTCACCGATCCGAGCGTCTGTGTGCCACCATCCCCAGTGATATAGACCGTGACGCCACCGGCATAGGCGGCGCCCGTGGTCGCATCGACCATCTGCGCGCCAATGACCTGATTCGGTTGGTTTTTAACCATGGCTCAGCCGTGCGTAGTGTAGCACCTAGTGTGTCTCCGGTTGCGGCGCCCACGGGCCGACCACTTGATTGCTGTTGACGGCCCATTCCGCGCGGAACGTCGGCACATACAACGGCGACGTCCCTTGGTGAATCCACATGACCGTCAGCAGCATCGGCCGCGCCGGCAGCGGCCAATCCAAGGGCCGCACGGGCCGCACGACGGGCACCGACAAGATGCCCAAATCGTTGACGGTATGACTGCCCTGCAGGGACCGGGCGCCCTGCGGTAAGGGCCAGTCGTATTGGTGCCCAGGCTGCCCAATCGCGGGCGGCAGGAGCACGTTGCGGTTATAGGGGTCAACAATCTTCGCAATCTGGCGCGTCGAGGCGTTCGGCCAATCGCCTTGATGGAAGGGCGGAATGACCACGATGACGACGGGCAGCACGAGCCGATTCGCGACTTGTTCGGCAGGAATCGACGGCAGCCGCGGCGCCTTCGGCCAGTCAAATTGAATGAACGCCGGGGCCGTCTGATCCTGCAGGTAATAAAAGATGGAGGTTGTAGGCTGAAGCCTGAGCCGCGCCGGCAGCCCCCAATCATCCTGATTGAACGGCGGCACGACAACCGACACCGGCAGCGGCAGGCGATTCCGAATCGGCTCCGTAACGACCAGCGGCGGCAAGGCTGCTGGCTTCGCCCATTGCTGTTCGCTAAACGGCAGCGTGACACTCGGATTGAGTTGCTGCCGTAAATGATGGACCACGACCGGCCGCGGCTGCGGCGCAACCGTTGACCAATCATCAGCGTTGAACGGTGTGCCGACCGGGCGCAAGAGCAGAACGCTGGTGTTGAGAATCGCATCCGCAACCACCGAGCGAATCGGAGGCGTGGTCGACGGCCAGTCATCCTGATTGAAGGGCGGTTGCGGATTCGGCGGCGCCAGAAACACATGCCGATTCCGCACGTCCTGCACATAGGGCGCGGGTATCGGTCGTTTCGGTGGCGGAAAGTCGGTGATCGGTTTCGGCTTCGGCCCAGGCGCCGGATACAGCAACAGGATGTTGCGCACATCCTGCACGTAGGGCTGCCGCATGCGCGGCTTCGCTGGCGTCGGGTAGTCTTTGGTGCTGCGTGGCGGCGGCTGGAGAATGAGCCGGTTCTGCTGCACGCCGGCCTGCGCATTGACGGCCACGGCCGTCGATAGGACGGCAATGCGCGTAATGAGCGGCGCGCGGAAGATATTCGCCATTTACATCACGCTGGCCGCCCAGAGCGTCGTGGGCACTGACGCGCCGGCCTTGAAATTCATGCCCGCATGCACGACCGCATCGCCGCCGACGATTGTCCACTGATGGGTCGCGGACCCTGTCCCCGGCCCCGTGCTCGATCCCAGGAAATTGTTCACACTCCAATCGACCAGGCCCGTCAGATATTGCTGCGTCTGATTCGGCGCCGAAATGGCATTAAGGGAGGAATCGAGACAGCAGTCCACCGTGAGATCCCCACTCACGCTCGTGATCGGGAGCGAGGATGTCCCGCTGCTGAATGGCGTATGCGTCTCGGTCCCGTTATTCGCGGACGTCGCCTGATCGACGCCGGTCGCGGCAATCGCCACGGCGCCTGATGCGAAACTCCCAGGGGCGATGGTGACGACAATGGCCTGGGCGCCGGACACGTTGCCCAAGGCGGCCACATACCACTGGCTTTGCACGCCGCTGCCGGTCGTGGACGTCGTGCCGGTCACGAGCGCGGCGGTCACGCCGCCGACCGTCACGCTACTGATCGCATCGATGGTGCCTTGTGCGAGAAACGCGCAGACACCCACGGCAATATTGCCGACGCTGCCCGCGTTCGCAATCGTGATGTCGAAACTCGGGATCGACCCCCCGGCCGCGTGCGAGATCGCTTTACTATCAAAGAGGGCAGCCATCTTAGGGGGTGCTCAAGGGATGCGGATAGACGTAGGACGTGTAATACGCCGTCCAGGTGTTCGTGGCACTGCATTGATATAGCGTGCCCGTCGTGCCGATGTCCGTCGCAAAATAGGCCACCCCAGTCGTGCAGGTGGCCGGCTTGCTGGCATTCACGCCACGCCCGACGCCCACGGTGCCATTAAAGGTCGCCGTCGAATTGTAGTAATCGCGATTCTCGAGTAACCACGTCGCCATCGTGGTGCCGCCTCCGCATTGGGCGCAGCCGCCATCATCCGCAAAAAGGACCGGATGATTCGTGCCGGTGTTGTTCCACGCATAGACCGGCATCAACACTTGATCGTGTCCACGCCCCGGCTGATCGCGGCAGGGATAGCCCCCCGTGCCCGGTCCATCGAACGGCCGACTACAGTCCCCGCCCGTCGATCCCGTGCAGATCGTATCGGGATGGAGGGCCGAAAACCGCGCAACGGTCCCATAGGTGACATTGGCCCGACTCCCGTTCGAGGACAGATCTGTCGAGCCGATGTCCCATTGCGTGCCTGTGCAATAGCTCCATGAATACGGGCCCGTGATCGTCGCCCGATAGACATACAGGGCATAGGGATCCCAATTGCCGAATGTGCCTCCGTAGGTATTGTCGAAATAGACGCCCGTGCCGCCGCGCATCGTCGTCCCGCGGTAATGACCAGCGGTGTCGTTCGTGTAGGTGTTGCTATACACCTCCACCGTCGCCGCCGACCGATTCCCGCCGCTGTCCGTCCCATGCACCCCGTGATGCGTGTTGTGGAACGTGTTGTGGCGAATCACGAGCCGCAGGCCCGTATACCCGTCAATCGAATCCTCCCCGTAATCGGCGCCGTAATCGAAGGTGTTGTCCTCGACATAGATCGCATTGACGGTGCCCATCGTCGTCGCGACGGACCACGGGGTATACCCGCCATCGTTCCCGATGTTGGACCCGTAGGGACTGAGCGATTGCACGCTCGCGGTGGCGTTGAAGGTGTCGTGATCGATCAGCCCGTAGGCATAGCCGACCGACATGCCGCGCCCGCCGCTGAGACTCAGGCGGTTATGGTCGAAGCGGAAGCCCACATCCGTCGCACCTGAGGTCGTGGCGCCATAAATCTGCACAATGCCATCGGTCGGCGTGGAGAGATTAATGAACGTAAACCCAGTAATCCGCACGAAATTCGCGGCCGAGACGCCCTGCACGAGCAGCCCTGCGCCCGCGCCCGCATTGATGGTGATGTTCGTGCTCCCGATCCCATTCCCTTTGAGCGTGAGCGCCTTGCTGCTGATCGTGACCGCTGCGGCCCACGTCGATGAGCCCGCTGGCACACAGATGACGGCGCCACTCGCCGCCGCAGTCACGGCGGCCTGAATCGTGGCTTGCGTGGTGTTCGCGGTGGTCGTCGTGCATGCCGCGCCAGCGATTACGGTCAAGGTCAGGCTATTGCTCGTGCGACCATTCCGCGTCATCACGACAGCACCCGTCGCCGTAGTCGGTATGACGAACGTCACCGACGTATCCGACCACGCTGTGACAGCCGCGGTGATGCCACTCACGGTCAACGTGCTCGTGCCCTGTGTCGCGCCGAATGAATTGCCGGCGAGGACGACTGATTGTCCGATGGAGCCCGTATTCGGACTGAGCGACGTCAGCAGCGGCGCGAGGCCGGCGTTGACGTTTACATTGGTCGCCTGCGCGCTAAGGAACGAGCGGAATAGTAAAGCCAGTAGAAGCAGCAGACTCGATCGTGCCACCAACTGGCGCCGTCGACGCGACTTTAACATCATAATTTCCAGCCGGCAGCGTGTTGAGGAACGCCGCGAGATTGACCCGAATCAGCCCGGTAATCGGTTCCGGCGTGGGCACACCCAACGACAGAAAGGCGATGATCGGCGTGTTGGTGTTGAGCGTATAGACATTGGCCGTGTAGTTCGTCACGCCCGCGCGCAGATCCGGCGTGAACGTCAGATCGCCCAGATGCGGATCGCCGTAATCACAATGCGCCGTGGCATTCAGCACAGCCGTGATGTCCGCGCCGAGGTCGGTCCCGTCAGAGGCCGCGTTGTGATACGCGCTCGTCGGCTTGATATGGAAATCAGCGTTCACACCACTGGCCACGTAGTTGACGAATTCGTTTTGCCAGAGGGCGCTCGCTTCGTAGAAGTTCGCGGCGCCATCGCTGGCGGCCGTGGCGTCAGCGACCGCGTTCGTGCTGTAGACATAGCCGCCCGTCGTGCAGGCGGCGAGAGACGCAGTGCCCGCCGCGAAGCCTGGCGCCTTAATCCCGTTCGTTTCTTTCCGCAGCATGTTGTTGGTGATGGCATACCCCGTAATCGGCAGTAACTGCGCCGGGTCCATCGTCATCAACCCGCCACCCGTCAAGTTCGTCGTGTGAATCACCGTATTGTGATCAATGGTGAGGTTCACGATGCCGTTGCTGATGTTGGTCGCAAAGATTTCAAAGCCTTGCCCCCACTGCGGCCCAGAGTCATACACGAGATTATTGCGCACGATCATATTCGTCAGCGGGCCTGGTAAGGGGAACCCTGACCCGCTGGGAATCTCGGAGCCGTGGACTTCCATCCAGCCATCGCAGTGCCGATAGATGTTCTTCTCGACGGTGACATTCTTCGTCTGCAGATAACTGCCCGTGCCGTCTTGGTTGACGGTTTTGAGCCACGTTGCCCAGCCATTGCTGGCGCCCTTCCAGTGATACTGAAAGATGTTGCCAGACACCACGACGTTTTGGATGGCTTTTAATTCGAAGACGTTCTTGATTTCATGTGCCGTCGCGCCAAATGGCGTGGCCGCAATCATCGCCGTGCCGTCATCCACATACGGCGACACGGTCGCATCGTGGTATTCCGTGCGCACGCCCGTGGTAACGCCATGCCAGACCCGATACACGGTCGCATTCGGATCGAACGCCCAACTGATCGTCACATGACCCGGCGCCGCGAGCGTGGCATTCACTTCTGCTGATTCGGCGCTGTTTACATAAAAGACCGGATTGGCTTGATACCCGTTCGGGTTGAACGCTTGCACGGTGTAGTAATGCGTGCCCGCGGCCCGCGTGCCGCCGCCCACGGCGCCAATGGCCACGACGCCGGTCGGTTGCGGCAGATTGCCATTGATCCACGCCGGATCGTTGCCGCACAAATTCCCTGAGATCGTGGACACCACGCCT